TGCCGCCAGTTATTGTTATCAATATCAAAGGTTAGTTCTGTTACGGCAACCATATCGGAAGGCCACGATGTACTCCACCTGTAGCCTCCCTGCACAACACGACCGCTAACATTACCCATCCCAGTACCCCCATTTACATTTGTGGAATACCCTCCGGCATAACCAATTTGGTAATAAGTTAATTGACCGCCTTCAGCGGCTTGATCGGGTAAAGGCATATCAATTTGCCAACAGCCCATTGATTTATTGCTACTGCTGTTGTAGCTCCAACCAGAACCGTCTTGTGGGAATCCGCAACCTGACGTACTGTTAAACTCGTTTTGATTGTAATTATTGCTGAAATTGTTGCCAGCGTCTTTTCCCATATACCATTCACGACCACCACTTTGGTTGTTGTAGTCATAGTTGATGCCCATTCTTAAACGGCTTGAAGAATCAGAAGAAGCTGTTCCACGTCCAGATATAAAAATACGCAACCACGAATAACCGCTTACATTCAAAGACGTAAATCTAATGTACTGGGTTGTGCTATTGGCACATTCATGTTTTGTAATAAATTTAAGACCGGCCATAGTTACTCCTGATAGTACCCGTAGATAGCTATCCAAGAACCAACTTTCCAGTTAGATCCATTGACAGGAGAAAAAGTTAAACTTGAAATCGAGTCGTCTGTCCGACCGGGCCAAGTGACAATCGTGCGAGTCACATCTTTGTTATCAGTGCTAGCGCCCCATGTTGTACCGAAACCGGGTGTCGATTCGCAATAAACAGTTATATCTCGTTCGTAGCTCTCAACTTCTTTGGTTGGATTATAAATAACTGCTTTGCCGGGAGTACCAGTCCAATTACTGTTACTAGCAGTTAAATCTGTCATGCACATACCAATAATTTGGTTATTGGTTGTCCCATTAACACTGGCTGCCGTTCCAATAGACGACGTTGTGCTGCCCTGACCCCAAGAAACACCGGAATTGTTTGTGCCGCCATCTCCGCTTGCACCGCCAGTACCGCTACTAGGCACTAGCCGCACTCGGTCATACTCAATAGCGCTGTCATCTGAAAATAGTTGCCAATGGATTTCTAATACTGAATAATCCGTAACGGTAAGACCGGTAAAAGAAATTGAAGCTACTGCTGAACCAGAAACTTCATATGTTCCCAAAGATCGAAAATCTGTCATGCTTTACCGGCTCTCGTAATTCCCCACAACGTGACTTTCGCATTATTGTCCCAATAGTTGTAGCCTGAACTTTCTTTTATGGTCAAACTCGTAATGGCCGTAGATTCTTGGTCATATTGCATACCGTAAACTAGATGACCACCAATCCACGAAGTTTCTTCAAAAATACTTGTGCTTCTAGCTTGAAATGGTTTGTGTTTGCTAGTACTTGTATACGAATATACTTGAATTTCTTGGGGCGCAACAGTGTGGTTATAACCGCTGTAGTGGTCAGAAGCGTAACCAATGTCGGCATTGCCGGTTGCATTAGTTCGGTCACCAAATGGTGAACCTGCCGGATTAGGGTCGCCATATGACCGTGTGTAATCATAACGACGAGAATTACTGGAGTCGTCGTTAAAATACACTTCCATCATGGTCACGTAAAACCCAGACCCATCAGGGTAACGATAAATTTCTGTACCAGAAGTAACCCACAAATCATCATAAGTTTGAGGGATACTGGTAAAAGTTATAGACGCTGGATTACCACTAATACTTGCAGTAGCAATTTTTTCTATAGCAGCTAAATCAGCGCCACCGCCGCTTCCGGCAGCACCTAAGACTGTAGCTTTAGATAAGCCGAAAGGCATTAGTAATCCTTACTGGAAGTCTTGACCAGCTACAAACCCATACCAAGTAGGAGTCGCACCACCATCAAACGTGACAAAACAAACAATATCCGCTCTATCCGCAGTAGTCGTCAACGTCGGAGCAGTACCACCAGCCCACTTAACATTCGTCGTAGCACTATTCACCTGAAAAGCACCCGTCCGTGACCCAGTACCATCCTGAGTCAAAATCAAAGTAAGTGCGGTACCAGCCTGCAAACCAGAATCTGCTGGCAAAGCAAACGTAGCGTTATTGTTTAACGTCCAAGTTTGAGTGTTGCCATTAGCTTCATCAATCGTTGGAGTTCCACCAGTATCGCCACCGGCATACACCGTTTCGGAGTAGTCCTTGTGGGTAACCGCCGACATGACCTGATCTGCGCCAGTAATGGCACCGGAAAGAGTTGCACCGGCAATCGTCGCACCAGTCAAAGTCGTAGACCATGCTGTCGTGCCAGTACCTGTGTGCTCCAAAAAGGCGTTAGTTGATGCCGAAGCAGCAGCAGCCGTACCGATACCCAATTTAGTTTCTAAAGCAATAATCGCTGTAGAAGCAGCACCATGTACTTGATCGTGTTCGTAACCTGTCGCATCCAAGTCAGTGGTAGACGCTGGAGTTACCTGCGTTGAGGTTGTGTCAAGAGAGGTTGGATAGTTTGAACTTGGCATTATTGCTCCTACGGAACCAGATCAAGGGTGAAAATACCAGACGCATTCCATTGAATCTGGAACGTACCTGACGTTGTGCTGAAATCTCCCCCAAAATCTATGTATGCAATCAGACGGTCGTTCGTTACCGAGTCATCATAAATAACTGCGGCTCGTACACTCGACAACGTAGAACTAGTCCACGATACGTCATCTGCATCCCATTTAATTGTGCCCGTTCCATCAGAACTGCTGGTCATAGCAACATTCGCTAATGTCGCTCCACCACTGGTGTAACCACCACCGGTCGGGAGTTCGTTTGATATATCTGAGTAATTTGTGTGAGTTTCAAAGTTTGGAGTGTAACTAGCTGTTACTAATGCACACTTAAAAGTGTCATTGTCCATGTCAAGAGCGAGATCGTTCTTAAACGCAGCTTCAAAAGTCTCAACGTAAAGACCACTAGCCATTAGTAGAACCTGTTCCTTGGATCGGCTTGGGCCTAATCGTTACATCACCGTTTGGTTTTTGCATAAGTTTTCTTTTTCCTTGCGGCGGCAGCAGCCTTTTTACCTTTAGCGGTATAAGGATACTTCTTTCCGTTAACGATAGGCATGATGAGAATAGTAGCAGAAGAGAGCAGAGGGGCCGGGGAAAGGGGGAAAACCCGACCCCTCTGCGACTCTTAGGAGTTAACTATTAGTTATCTCCAATGCTGGATGCTGATTCCACACGTTGTAGACACGCTTCACGGAAGCGGCCATAGCCAACGAGGTGGTACCAACCAATTGGGTTGAACCGACGCAGGGTGTCAGTCACAGGACCAACAACAATGCTTGGCTCAGGCCCGAATCCGGGTGCACGAGAGAATGCTTTCGCAAGTCCCTGACGACCACAGATAAGGGTTTGGTAAACATCGACAGTACTTGCACCACCGTCGGCAATTAGACCTGCACGGGGGTTTTCAATGTATTCGATGCCATTGAATGTACCGATTGAGCCAGCCTTGATAGGCGCGCCTTCTTGGTACAGTTGATATTGGATAACGTCAGTTACCGCTGTGTCTCCACGAAGATCGTAGGAAACATCAGGGTGGATAACTGCCATGTAGTTACCATTGCTCCAGCCCGGAGCGTTACGAGTACGAAGCTGGGCGACGGCTTTACGGCCTTCGGCAGCGGTGTAAACGTCACTTGCGGTGATAGCACCACGGCTGGTTTGGCCGACGTGAGTCACGTTTGAGCCGCCATTGGCGACATCCGAAACGATTTTGTCAAGCGAATCAGCCATGTTGTAACCGACAATGTTGGCCGCATCAGCGTCAACATTGAGGAACGATGTTCCACGCACCTTGGCGGTGGTGATAACAGCGTTACCGTACTCAGCGAGAGTTACGGTTACTGCGCTGTCAGTCAACGCAACAGCAGTTACATCAGTTGCTTCTGTAAGCGCTGATGTTGCCTGATCCATGTCGGCGTAGAACGTGAATTGTACGCCAGAACCGTTATGGCTCTGGTTTGTTGAACGTACATCCGCAACCATTTCAAATAATGGCTGTGAACGTAAAGCAAAATAAGCGGTCTGATCGAACGCCGTTTTTACCTGATCGTCCAGTGTGGAGGTGGTTGTATATGCCACTGGTAGTCCTTAAGTCGGACTCCATTAGCTACTGACTTAGGCTGTTGCCCCCCACAAGACACCATGACTTTCCATCAAAGCACGTAGTTCGTCTGGATTCTTCGTTGCTCTGATCTGGGCGTCAAGATCGGCTTGTGACACCGGATCTCCGCCTTCCCCGGCAGACTGGATTCGTTCCTCTGCTCTTAAAACTTCAGGCATAATCGCTTCAGGCTGCTGTATCGGAGGAGCATCGTTACCGATAAACCCTGCTGCTTCGGCTTCCGCACGAATAACCGCAGGATCAAGCTCTCCATCGTAACCTTTAACGAAATACTTGACACGAGCATCATCAGGATCAAGTCCTGCTGAACGGAACGTATCCCGACGCTCGTAACCTGAAATCCTATTTTCGGCTTCCGAAGCTCTCGCTTCAGCTTCCTTCAAACGGGTTTCCAACTCACGACGCCAGTTGGGTTTCGATTCGGTTGAACTGGCAGAACCACTGTCACTGTAGTCAGTGGAGTCATTATCTGTCATATGTCACTCACCTACTTGT